TAATTAAAAGACTTGCTTTAGCAAGTCTTTTTGTTTTTGTTGATAAAGTATGCTATAATGTAACATGTACTACCATCTTTAGTGTAATGGATATCACACAAGATTCCGGTTCTTGGGATAGGGGTTCGATTCCCTTAAGATGGATAATAGATACTCTATAAAGCCTATAAAATAACGTTTTATATTATTGTAGCCCCAAATCCGCCCCAAATAATTTTCTCACAATATTGTTGTTTTTGCTTTTGGTATCCTCCAGCAAATGAGCATACGTGCTTAATGTGATGTTTAAATCTTTGTGACCAACAATTTTAGATACAGCAAACAGATCAACTCCTTTTGAAATCAAATAAGATACATAAGTGTGCCTAAGGGAATGAATATGTACATTTCTACCAACTAATTTTTTTAAGGTTTTGTTAACAGCTGTGTTTGATATACCTTCAAAAATCCTTGTTTCTGTTTTAAATAATAGTTTATATTGATGTAGTAATTCTATTGTTTTGGTGTTTATAGGTACATATCTCACGGAATGTTTATTTTTAGTTGGTTGAAACCCCTTGTCACTACCAAAAACTTTATAAGTCTTGTTGACATGTAATAGCATATCGTTTTCATCTATATCATTCCAAGTCAACCCCATGGCTTCCGAAAACCTTAAACCAGTTGTCGCTATAAAATAGATACAAAAATGTGACTTATATTTTACTTCTTTGCTAGTCTCTAAAATTAACCTTCGATATTCCGACAACTCTAAAAATTTATCATCTATGTTGCTGTCGTCCGGTTTTGGCAACACAGCAAAAGCGGTGAAGTCTCTAGTGATATAACCTTCGTGGATAGCCATCTTTACCGATTGCTTTATATGGGTATTAATCATTTTCACGGTTTGCCAATTGTACTTCTTCAAGTATTCGCTGATAAATCGCTGATAGTGACTTGGTTTAATTGATGATAATTTAGCTTTTTCGAAATATCCTCCTACCTTAGATAAAGTATATTTGTACTTATCCCAAGTAGTGGCTGTAACGTTTGGCAGTTTATAAAGTTCAGACCAGTTTTTAAAATAGGTGTAGAATTCTATATTATTATCTATCTGAACCCCTTTTGATAATTCTATCTCTATCTTGTTTGCCTCTAATTCAGCTTGTTTTTTAGTTTTAAAGCCTGACTTTGATTTTTGCCTGTATTTACCTGTTATATCTTTGTAAGATATACGATATTCCCAACCGTTATCACGCTTTCTAAAGTATGCCATTGATAATCCCTTTTTATTCTGCTAAAATAGTGTACAAGAAAACGAGCCATTTAATGCTTGTTTCTTGTACTTGATTACCCACGCTCGCACCGACCAAAATTAGAGCGTGGGGCTTTTTTTATTTGTCTTCATCAAATTCTAAATCTAATTCAATTATACCGTCTTCTCTAGATGTCATAACATTAAATTTCTCTTTGAAATCTTTCCAGTTAGATGAAATTCTCATAATCCCAAGAACTTTATAAATTTGAGCGTTTAAATCAGGATGTCCTATATCTGGTGTTAAAGTTTGGAAAAATCTAGCTTTATATTGACCTTTCTTTGTTTTTGGAGTTCTTCTTTTTAATTCTTCTAACACTCCATCAGGCAGTCTTTTATAAATCAATTCGTTTGTCCATTTACCAACAACACCTGGACGCCTTTTAATTGATTGAACATCGTAGCTCCACCCGTTCAATCTAAAAATTTCCATATAAAAATCATCTGGAAACATCTTTTGCCATTTTAGTAATTCTTCACTAATATATGCTTTAAATATTTTTTGAAGCTCAAAACGTTCTCTCTCATATTGATAACCAGTAGCTTCATCTACTAAAGCAGTAACACCAACTTTCGCAAGTGAGCGAACTAACATTTCCGCTTTTTGTGCAGTTCTCATCTGAGCTTCTGATTTGATAGCTCCAATTTCTCTAGCTTTTAAATATAAATCTGATACTAGCGGTAAAATGTTAGCATCAAAACCTAATTGAATCCTACCATTTAAATCCCTATATTCAATTTTGTTGATCACACCCCTTAAATCCTTTGATATCAATGGTTGAAGGTTTTTTGCATCCATAAAAGTAGGTATTCCGATCACACGGGTATTGCCTCTACTAGGTCTGTCCAATGCTTTAAAAACACCAGCTTGGGTGATGATTCGCTGACCGTTATTTAAAACTGCTACATCAATAGTTGTATTATCTAAGACTAATTTACCCTCGTGAGTTGCATGTAAAACTTCATTTTCCATATTTTCTCCTAAACTCATTGACAACCATAGCTTCGTTCGCTATTGTTTTTAATTTGTAAACTTTCATAAATCTGTAAACGTTAAAGTCTTTAACGTCGTCTAACGTGGTTCAGATATTACACATAGTTATTAATTTCCGAGATTAAGCGTTCAACTTTTTCCAGCATATTAATTCTCCCTGTAACTACCAATAACTTCGCCAATAATCCTAAAATCACTATCTCTATCGATTTGGATATCACTATATTTATCGTTTAGACTATGTAAAAACGCTCCCTCATTGTTTATAAGCAACTGTTTGATATAAGCGTCACCGTAATATTCAAAAACGCCTATATCGCCATCTACGAGCTCTACGGATAGCTTAACGAACACATAATCCCCAGAATGATACTCTGGTTCCATAGAATCGCCATAAACAGGAATAACAAAATCAGCGTCATAATCAACTGGTAATTCAATTGTTTCTACTTGTACATCATTTAGATACTGCCCTGTACCAGCTGAAGCAGCGTGGTCGTAGTAATTGTAAGAGAATAATTCTACTACTGTATTCTTACTATCTTCTACTGTGTTTTGTTCAGATAAAAGATTTTCACCGTAACTTATCCAATCACTATGACGAGGTTCTTTGAGCTCTTCATCTAGTAGAGCGACTTTGTTGTTGATTTCTGTGGTGCTAGATTGCTGTTGAAGTTGTACGGCAGTTTCTTTGGTTTCTTTATTTATAGGAGGGAAAAGTTCATCTATAGTAACAGATAGGGCGTTCGCAAGCTTAAACAAAGTATTTTTTTTAGGTGTTCTAAATCCCTTTTCGTAGTTAGCAATTGTAGTATCCCCCATATTAACCAAGGTCGCTAACTCTTTTTGAGTTAGCCCTTTATTTTTTCTCAGTTCCTTGATTTTAGAACCGATATATAAAGCTAGCTCTTTATCATTCATTTGAATTCTTCCTTCTTTTTATTTAATAAGAGTATAACACATAAATTCACGTTTTGAAAAGTTTTTTTATTTTTTCGAAAAAAAATAGTTGACACTTCACGAAAAGTGAAGTATACTATAATCAAGCTTAAGGAATTAAGCAAAACGAAAGGAGGTACAGCTAATGAAATCTAGGCTAAACAAAAAGCCTAAACACAAAGAAGTCAAGTTGGAAATTCACATTCTTTGGTTTAAGCTTAGGGTTCACTACTCAATAGAGTGGTGACAATACCAAGAGGGCTAAGAAGCCCTCTCCCCTAACGGGGTAAGTTTAGTTTAGCACATCGGCTGTATCTCTGCAAGAATGAAAGGAGAGATTATGCCAGAGGATTTAATCAAACAACTAGAAGCTGGTTCAAAATTTCTAGCGAAGACATGTTTACATAGCAAGATTATTATCACGGTGGATGGTATTCAGCTGGTGGAAACAAAAGAGTTCCACCCAAGAAATGAACTTCTATGAGGAAAGGAATTGTATGGAGGAATTAGAAAACATTATAAAAAAACTCCAAGAAGCAAATAGCGACCCAGAGTTTAATAAAGCCATCTTACTTGAGTGTTCTGCTGAATTAACAAGTTTGTTTAATCGCTTGTCATATCAACGACATTAGAGTCAGTAGAGATACCTTTTTTAATAGATTTTATTGTTCGAATGGCAGAATCTTTAAAATAGTAAGTCTCACTAGTTGCCACAACTTCATGATTATCAGCTTTTATTACAAAATAAAACTGGTTATTAGAAGATTTTCTAATCACAAAATATATAGCTTATCCTCCTTTCTGCTAGGATAAGTTGATTATAACATTTTTAGGAGGTACAAAATGAATTGGAAAAAACTAATGTTTGGCGATCTAGAACACACGTTTACTAGTCGTAATGGCAAAGAAAAAACAAGTATTGAATTTGAAGGTGGCGTATTGCCAGCACTGTTAGTGCTAGGTGGTATCACTTGGCTGATCGCTTGGCTTATTACAAAATAAAAACTCCCATGAGGGAGTAGGAGGAAAATTATGATATTAAAAATTATTTTAATCTCATTCTTTACATCATTTATTACGTCATTATTTGTTACTAAAGGACTCATTGGAGTATTGTCTGATTCTTGGTTAAAAATATCGGAGCAAAATTATAAAAATTCTGAAGATGTTATAAAAAGTGTAATTAAAGATCGTCTTCGGTAAATAAAATATCACTTCCGTTAATAAGAGTATCTTTTAATTCATTCCCTAATGTCGTAAGACAATATACTTTATGATCAACTGAAATAATCGCCTTTGGTGTGGAATATTCGTTTTCTTTAAGTAATTTCTGAACAGTTTCATCATTTTCAAGTGAAAATTTTTTAATGCTTGGAATAAATTGGTGACAATAAAAATTGGGATCAGGTGCAATTATTCCTTTACTAACTAAAAATTGAATTTCGGTTTCAATATTATCTTGGTAAAAATCAATACCGTTATTGTACATTTCTTCTATTTCTGTTGTTTGTTCATAATTCCGAGTTGCTTCAAAATTATGCGGATAGATTCCTTTATAATATTTACTATCCCAATACCAGTTATATAAATTTGGATTTGAAAATAAATGATTACTACTTTGAATATTAATTTCAAATATAAAACGATTCGAAAAAAAATATTGTAATAGTTTTGCATCTGAAGACGACATTTCTTTTAGTATCGAAGAATAAATAGGTTTGACAGTTTTTCTTTTATCCATACTTGATGCAATAAGTGAAGCGAATAAATTGCAAAAATCTTCATTAGATAATTTGTAAATAGAATCTTCCACTATCTGTGCGATTAGTAATTTATTTTCATCAGAAAAATATTCTTCAGGTATTTGCTTTGTAGTTTTAGCAGTAGCATTTACTAAGTAATCGACTTTTGCTTTATCTTGTATGCCTTGTTCTATTTGCGGACCTAAAAAGTAGACAATAATCGAATAAAGGGCATATGAAATTGGTTCTAAAACGTTTTTAATGGGTTTTAGAGTATCGTCAGCATTAAGATAGAAATTGTTATTTAAATCATTAACCATATTTTTACCTCACATTTTTATTTAAATTATACCACAGAAACAGAAAGGGGGTGGGGAATTATGAAAGAAATTTTGTCAAGTATAGCAAAAAGCCTTGAATCCATTGCGACTGAATTCAAAGCTCAAAATTCTTACAGAGAAGAAATGAAACAAAATATGGAACAAATGGAAAAAATAATATTAGATATCCAATCAGATCCATTTGGACTCAAACACTTAAAAGATAAAGCGTTGTCCGAAAAAGCTTCTAAGCAAAAGGGATAGCATCCTTTATTTTCTTAGCAAACTCAAGCCAATATTCTATCCTTCCAGATAAAGTCTTGGCTTGGTCTTGTTTCTCAAGTTCAGCGATAGCTTCGGTTGTTAACGAAATTAGATAAAGCGTATCGCTTGCAGCCGTCGCTGAAATATAACCATGTTTTCTAAGTTCAAAACAAGTATCTAATACATCTTCTTCAGACCATTCATTCATAATATTTTCTTTGATGAATTGAATATCTTCGAAATTGCGAGACTCTTCTTTAGAAATTTTATCTTTACGTCTCTCGTTGTATTTGACATACATTGAACTTAAAAGAAACTTGGCATCTTTTGTTAATTTATCCATATAATCACCTCCTTTCTGCTCACATTATAGCAGATTAGAGGTACTAAAAATAGATAGAAAGGAGGTGGGGGAATGCAAATTCTTCTGTATAAACTGCGAAAAGAAAAAGGATTATCTCAAGAAGAAATGTCCAAGGTTATTAATAAATCTTCTAATACTTATCGAGATAAAGAGTTAGGTAAAAGAGATTTTACTCAAAGCGAAATGTTCAAAATCGCCAATTTCTTTCACAAAGAGTTAGGCGAAATTTTTACACCATAAACTTCACGAAACGTGAATAAAATCAACACACCGATAGAAAGGACAATATGAATCAACTAATTAATGTAACACTAAATGAAAATCATGAGCCAGTTGTAAGTGGTCGTCAGTTACATAAAGCACTTGAAATCAAAACGGCTTATAAAGATTGGTTTCCAAGAATGGCTGAATATGGTTTTGAAGAAGGTCAGGACTTTAGCTCATTTTTGAGCAAAAGTACAGGAGGTCGTCCTAGTCAAGACCACGTTCTCAAGCTAGACATGGCTAAAGAGATTGCTATGTTACAGCGTAACGAGAAATCAAAACAGGTCCGCAAGTATTTTATCCAAGTTGAGAAGGATTTCAACAGCCCAGAGAAAATCATGGCAAGAGCCTTGCTTATGGCAGATAAGAAAGTGCATAAGTTAGAGGCTCAGATTGAGGCTGACCGTCCAAAGGTATTGTTTGCAGATGCTGTAAGTGCTAGCAAATCATCTTGTCTGATTGGTGAGTTAGCTAAAATCCTGAAACAGAATGGGATCAATATTGGTCAAAATAAACTCTTTCAGTGGCTTAGAGCAAATGGCTACCTAATCAGTCGTCGCGGTGAGTCTTGGAATCAGCCAACGCAAAAAAGCATGCAACTTGGATTGTTTGAACTCAAAAAAACAGCCATCAATCACTCTGACGGTCACACTACAACAAATGTAACCCCAAAAGTTACTGGTAAAGGGCAACAATACTTTATTAATAAATTCCTTAACCAGGAATATCTGCCAGTTTAGAAAAAGGCGATGTAGCTTAGAAAGGAGAACATATGAAAAAAATTACAGACGAACAACTTAACCAATAATTAGAAATCAGAATAAAGCTCGGGGAAGAAAATTTTAAATTTATTAACGCTTGCTATGATGAAGTTTTGCTTCTAAAAAAAGAAGAACTCACAAAAGATATTAAGTTCGAAATTACAGATTTTTCAAAATTTCGTGATTTTGCTAAAAAATAGCCCTCAGAATTAACTGAGAGCTTCTAGTTACATGATTTCTCCACGCATACGTGCCATACGTTTGTCGTGTTCATGCACAGTTTTAGAAAGATTTTCGCCAGATAAATGTTTATTGAGTATCTCTGCCAAAGCTACTGATAATTTATCTGATTCAGACACGTCGTGTCTATCCAATGTCTCTTTAATTTTTTGTGAATTAATCATAACCTTCCCCTTCCTTGTTAGATTTAACCAACAAGAAAAGCTAGTTTGAGAGGCCAGCGAGAGATCTTGTTCGTTATGATCATATTATATCAGAAAGGATATGAAAACACAATATATTGTATTTTTAATATATTGAAAACACAATATATTGATATTTTGGTGAGCTATGAAGAAAAAATTAGATAAAATTCTCATTGATAAAGAAATGACTAAAAAAGAATTATCAAAGAAGACAAAAATTAGTTACAACACCATTCTGAATATCGGTAGAAAGGATATTTCGTTCAACAAAATGAAAAGAATCGCAGATGTCTTAAATGTCAGCTTGGACGAATTCAGATAACAAAAAAACGACTGCGGGGACAGTCGCTTGCGAAAACATTTACTTAATTATAACACAACAAAGAAAGGAAAACAAATGTCGATAGAAGAAACAATAAAAAGCACAGTTGAAAATATCTTAACAAGCGTGTTAGCTGAAAAACTTGCAGTATTCAACAATGATTGTTCCTACCCGCCTATCATGACGCAATCAGCAGCTATGAAGTGGCTAGGGATTGGCAATGAATCATTACAATATTACATTAGCAAAGGAATGCCAATTGTTAAAAACGACAGTGGTAGCGTAAGAATACCAAGAGACGCAGTTATCGAATGGTTTAAAACGAATTGGGAGGTATTAGCATAACATGGAAAATCCAATCACAGGCGTAGTAGTCTTATTATTTATCGCTTTAATTGCGTACATCGGAAACCGCAATAGTAATCAAAAAACAATTACAAAAACAGTTGACACAATCTTAGAAGATTATCAAGTTGTCAAAAAAGTAGAGCGCAAACAGCGCACTGATTTTATTGAGTTGCCAACACAAGGTTCTTGCGGAAAAACTTGGGGCAAGGATAGACCTTTTTAAGGAGTATTGAATGGCAGACAATAAAAAATACTACTATCTTAAATTAAAAGAAAATTTTTTTGAAAGCGATGAAGCAATTATATTGGAAAGCATGCCTGATGGCTATATTTATAGCAATATTTTGCTCAAGCTATATTTAAGAAGTTTAAAAAATGATGGCTTATTAATGTTTAATAACCTTATTCCTTACAACGCACAAATGCTTGCAACAATTACAAGGCATCAGGTTGGGACTATCGAAAAGGCTATTCAAATCTTTAGAGACTTACAGCTAATCGAAATTCTCGATAACGGCGCGATATATATGACAAATATTCAAAATTTTGTCGGAAAATCTAGCACTGATGCTGACAGAAAGCGCATTGAACGTTCAAAAGTTAAGCAAATTGGACAAATGTCCACGAAATCTGCGGAGAAATCTCCACCAGAGATAGAGATAGAGATAGAGAAAGAGAGAGAGATAGAGAAAGAGAGAGAGATAGAGAAAGAGAGAGAATATAATGTCGAGCAAAGCACGACTGAATATACTTTTCCAAGCTGGCTTGAATCTGAATATGTCGAACAAGTCAAAAAAGGTAATCCTAAGAATTTTGATTACAGAATTCCGATAGCATATCTAAATCAAAAGACGAATTCTAACTATAAGTTTGTTGATAGTAATACCAATCTTGTTAAGTCGAGATTAAAAGATAAGTACACGCTAAATGATTTTAAAATTGTAATAGACAAAAAAACTGCTGAATGGGGTAAAGATGCCAGTTGGAGCAAGTATCTTAGGCCATCAACGTTATTTAACGCTAGCAAGTTTGAGAGTTATCTTAACCAACCAGAAGTTAAAAAGTCTTATGTGTCAGATTATGACGAAGAACTTTTATTTTAGAGGTGTCTATGAAGAGAATTATTGATGGGGAAAATAAATGGGATGGAATATGGCTTCATCAGACAACCCCGACAAATGAATATTGTGAAAAGCATGATTATTACAAAAGATATTTTGCTAAAATCCAAAAAAACATTTGCCCTTTTTGCGAACGTGAAAAGAAAGATGAGGAACTAGAAAAATTATCTCTATTGCAGTATCAGAGAGAATTTAAGCGAAAGCGAGAGTATTTTTTAAATAAGTACTCTAGTTTGAACGAAGAAATAAGAGTAGCAACTCTAGATAATTACGAAGTTAGTACACCAGAAGAAGAACAGGCTCTTGAGTTTGCTAATAAAATAGCTGAAGAGTATATTTCAGAGGCTAAAAATAATGTTGTTTTAATTGGGAAAAGCGGTTCTGGCAAAAGTCATCTGTCGCATGGTATTGCAAAGCTTGTATCGGACACTAAAGGATGGGTTGTACCTTACGTTAATATCGTCGATTTTATGACAAGAGTTGACTATAAAAATAAAGCTAGCATGATTGAAAGAATTGTCGAGGCTAAATTAGTTGTTATTGATGACCTCGGAAGTGAAATGGATAACCAATTAACGAGAGATGTTGTTTATGAAATTTTTGACAAAAGGACAAGGACACTCATTACAACTAACCTTACCGGAGAAGAACTTATCAGAAGATACAGTAACAGAACTTATTCAAGGATTATGAAAGGCGTTGATGAGAGCCACTTTATGAAATTTGACAACATGAAAGACAGAAGGAGATTGTTGTTTTGACGGAACTAACATTAACAACATTTTTCGGGCTATCTGAGGACCATGCAGCAAGAATCATGGCTCTAGATGAAACTAGTCGAAATAAAAAAATTGAAGAATACAGGCGGTTAAGACTGCGCAGAGGGAGGATTGACTTTGGAAAATAGACCAGATTTGAAATTAGTAGCTGAATTAGAAAATAGGATTAAAGACTTAAAAATTGAAAATGAAATCTTAAAGTCTAAAAACATTGATTTGTCTGAAGATGTTAAACATTTAAAATATAAATGCTTCGAAAAAGATAGTTCTATAGTGGATATTATGGTTAATAATAACGACCTAAGAAAAGAAAACAATGAGTTGCGAGAAATGTTTGACTTTATCAAAGATAGACTAGAGAAATTCGTAGGTAGCTCGTATGGTAGAAATTAGGATTAATGGCGAACTTGTAACGTTTGACGGTAATTTTAGGGATGCTTTTATATTTACAATTGACTATTTACGAGACAGCGAAGAGCCTACGCTAAGGCAGACTTACAACGAATTTAAAGACTATACAGACGAAGACTTGATGGAATACATCGAAATGGAATTTGATGTAAAACCTGAATTAATCGTCAATCGGAGACTTGATAGCAGATGGTCTTTTAAATCGCACATCTTGGAAGATTAAATATGAGCGAAGAGTTATACGAGTCTACTCGTTATTGGCAAAGCAGATACAGCGAGTTGATGACTGATTATTTACAAGAAGCGGAAGAAAACATAGAGCTTAAAAAACAGTTGAAACGCTTGAAAGCTGAAAACTGGCAATTAAAGCATAGAAAGAGGAAGTAAATGAGTAATGAACTAACGCAAAAACAAGTGACTTCAAACGTTGCGACACGAATCAATCAAATGAAAGATTCTGATGGGTTGATGATTGCACCAAAATACAGCGTAAGCAATGCACTTAGCTCGGCGTATTATGCTTTAAAAAATGGGAACCTGTTAAATAAAGACCAAGATAGCATTTATAATGCGCTGCTCGATATGGTAACCCAAGGTCTTAGCCCTGCTAAAAACCAATGTTACTTTGTGCCTTATGGAAACGCTGTTAAGTTGACGCGTTCGTACTTTGGCACTATGAAAGTTGTTAAGCAACTTCCTGAAGTGAAAGACATTTACGCAGAAGTAATTTACAAAGGCGATGAATTTAAAATCAAAAACGAAAATGGTCGCAAAGTGTTTGTTAGTCACGATACCGATTGGATGAATGCAGATAACGAAATTGTCGGAGCTTATTGCATTATCGAAAAAGAAGACAGTGAAAAGATTTTGACAGTTATGACCAAAAAAGAAATTGATAAGTCATGGTCAAAAGCAAAAACCAAAAATGTTCAAAATGACTTCCCGCAAGAAATGGCAAAACGAACAGTCATTAATCGAGCGGCTAAGCAATTCTTCAATACGAGCGATGACAATGATTTGTTTGTAGATGCTGTGAACCGAACAACAGAAAACGAGTATGACAATGACAGACAAGTAAAAGACATCACACCTCAAGAAAAAAATAGCCTAGATGACTTAATAGGTCATCAGAGTGAAAATAAGGATGCTCCTATCAATTTAAAAGACGTAACTGAAGATTTACATTCGGAGCCAGAAAAAACGCTCACAGACGAAAATAAGACGGTTTTAGAAGATACCTCTTATCCGGCAGATGAAATTCCGGATTTTGACCAAGAAACTGGTGAAATTAAAGCTAGCGAAGGTAATCTCTTTGATAATCTTGGAGACTTAATGCCATGACGAAGTTAGATTTGCTTGGAAAGGACTATTATAGCAATGAATCATCAATTAAGTACTGGTCTATTAGTCAGTACAAGCGTTTTAGAGAATGCGAAGCGAGGGCGCTTGCCGAATTACGAGGGGATTGGACAGATACTAGAGACAACACTGCACTGCTCGTCGGGAATTATGTCCACTCTTATTTTGAGAGTGAAAAAGCTCACTCCAAATTTGTTGACGAAAACAAAACCGCTATGCTCTCGACAAGAGGGACAACGAAAGGCCAATTAAAAAAAGACTATGTAATCGCAGAACAGATGATTGAAGCACTTAAAAATGATTATCAATTCATGAAATATTATCAAGGCAAAAAAGAGGTAGCCATCACAGGATTTCTTGGTGAGGTTGAATTCAAAGGCAAGATAGACTGTCTTAATGTTGAATGTGGCTATTTTGTAGATATCAAAACTACAAAAGGCCCTATTGACGACACGGTCTGGAATGGTCAAGAGCGAGTTTACTGGTTTGAGGCTTACGGTTACATCTTACAGATGGCTGCTTATAAAATCATGCTAGAAGCTAAATACAAGAAGCTATTTAAGCCAATCATTTACGCAGTGACTAAAGAAACACCTCCAGATACTAGAGCAATAGCAATCGAAAATTTAGATGCTATGCAAAATGAGTTAGATAACCTAGCACAAAACATCAAACATTTAGATGCAGTCAAAAAAGGGATAGAACCCCCAAAACCTTGCGGCCATTGCGAATATTGTAGGGCTAATCAATTAACACAAAGAGTAATGATTTTTTAACTAACATTGCAAAGTGAAGCTCGGCCTTTGCAGTAACTATATTTTCCGAGCGAGAAAGGAAATAGTCTGCTTATCGATAAAATCGATAATATGGAGAATTGCTACACTCGTCCTTGCCACAGCTCACACATTTAATAGGGCGAGTGTGGATTTTTGAAAAATGTTTAAGAAACAAAGGATATATGCAATATATGATGACGACAAGTTTGTCGATGTTGGCACAAAAGAAGAGTTATCGGCACGGCTTGGAATTAAAAAGCAAACAATAGAGCAATACATGACTAAATCATATCAAGCGTTAGCTAGCTCAAAACGAATTGCATTGTTAGTAGAAATTGAAGAGGAATATGACTTTTAAAACAGAATTTGAAATACCAATTGAACCAAAACCTCAAACTAGACCTAAGTTCAGCAAATTTGGTACGTACGAAGATCCAAAGATGAAGAGGTGGCGAAAAGAGGTTTCTGGCTGGATAGAAAAAAATTATGATGGACCGTTTTTTGATGATTGCATAAAGGTAGAGGTAACCTTTTACATGAAAGCTCCCAAAACGCTATCAAAAGAGCCTACACAACGTTCCAAAGGTAAAACAATACAAATATATCAAAACTTCATGCGTGAACTGATATGGCACGCTAAGAAGCCTGATATTGATAATTTGATTAAAGCTGTTTTTGATAGTATTTCCGATGCAGGTTACGACAGAATACAGAAATCAGGTATTGTGTGGTCAGATGACAATATCGTATGCGATTTAAGAGCAAAGAAGAAATACAGTCAGAATCCAAGAATAAAAGTGAGGATTGAAGAGATTGACAGATGAATTAATAAATCAATTTTACAAAATTTTTGACAATGGGATTGTAAGGCAAATTAAAAAGCTAGATGTAGATTGTAAAAAAGCCGAGCAAATAAGATGTAGCGTTACAAATAACAAGCGTAGAAAAACATTGCCACGCCCTTATGTAATTGAGGCGTTTAAAGATTATTTTGACGAAGACACTTATGTACAGATGTATCTCAAATCATATCGTGAGTATCACGATCCAAATGACCATGAAACAGAACTTTTTGTAAAACTAAAAAGAGCGCACAAAGATACTAAGTTAGAGCATTACAAGAAAGTTAAGCGATTGATGTACGCAGCAATGACTTTCTGAGGAGGTATAGTATGGCAGATAAAATAAACGCAGAGAGTATGCAAGCTGCATACAACGAAAATTATCAAATGTTTTTAGCTAAAAATGCAGATTATGGGAACTCGTTCGAAAAGTCTTTAAATGACTTCGGATTTATTGCTGGTGTCGTCCGTATAAGCGATAAATATAACAGACTATATAATCTTATAAGCAGCGATAAAAACGTCTCAGAAAGCCTGTCAGACACGTTAAATGACATGGCTAATTATTGCACAATGTTGTCAATCTGGCTAGAGAAAACGGAGAATGCAAATGACACACGTAGTTAGGGTTTACGATCACATTGGCGGACGAGTGTTGCCTACTGTTTATAAAGACAAAGAGTTTAAGACTAAAGACGAAGCTATTGCTTATCGTGATAGCTTAATCGCTAAAAGTGATGCAGAGTATTTTTTGAGAGGTGAGTTATGATACCAAAATTTAGAGCGTGGTCAAAGAAATTCAAACGCATGTATGAGGTTACCCTTATTGATTACGAAAACGGTGATGTAGGATTAAAAGACGAGCATGGGGGCGTTGCAATAGGCGATATTAAGCAACTTATACTCATGCAATCAACAGGAATGTTTGATAAAAATGGCGTTGAGATTTTTAAAGATGACATTGTTAAGCTACGATACACAATTACTAGCGATTTTGAACTTTTTAAAGTAAATCAATTCAGAGGTGGCTCTTGGCGCATTGATAATATACGTCGAGGGACAGAATTGTGGTTAAGAAAAGAGGTTTGTGAAGCAATCGGAAACATATATCAAAACAGCGAATTACTAGAAAGCGTGGAAGAATGACAAAAGAAGAAGTAATTGCATTTCTGACAGAACAGCGTGATTTGCGGCTTATCGGATATGAGTGGGGAAAAGACAATCTGTCCGATTTTGAGAGATGGCAGTTAGCGCAAGCAAATATGTATTTAGATGTCATTGAGTGGATAGAGGAGGTGACGAAATGACTGAACAACAGATGATTGATTGCTTGCTTTATGAGTTAGCGAAAAAAGACAAATTGAACATTAGACGAAACAATATCATAACGTTTTTATCGATTGTGCTGATGGCTATATCTATTTTAAACGTCGCACTGCAAGACCACTACAAGCTACAAATCACAGGATTGCGGACACAGTTAAGCAGGACACAAAAACAGCTTAAACGTGCTAGCGAAGATAGAGCTAGACAGACAAAACGGATAGCGGAGTTGACAGGGAATGGGGGATGATTATGTTGCTAATTGACGAAGTAAAAAAATGTGAATCATCTTATGAGATATTTAGTAAACCAGTTGTACTAAGTAGAGATTTATATATTTTTTGGAGGAGTTGAGATGACATATTTAAAAAAATTATTTGAAGCCGTTAAATTTCTCAACTCTATGGAAAAACAGAACAAAAAAATAATGATTACTTTCCATAATAAAAAAGTTCATTTTTACGAGTTAGAAGAAATTACAGAGTCTTCGAGTGGTACTGTTGAAGCTAAAGCGAAAATGCTTAGTTTATGGGGAAAGATTAAATTATGAAAGAAAAAACAATTTTTATATCAAAAAAATATGCAAATGACTTTAACAATGACAAATATAATTTGTCCTCTGGCTATTATTTTAGAAGTGGTGAAAAACATGATATTGCTATTGTTAAATATGGTGAAAAAGATTATTTAAAAAATACTGATTTAGCATATGTTGTATGCGATAAGATCGTTGACGCAGACTCTATAAGCTTCGTTTATCATGGTGAATATGAAACTTGGCATTTTAAACTATTAAACACAGAAGCAAATTAAAGTCCCACGCAAGCGCCTAAGAGCCTGCAATGGCTCTGTGGGTCTACGAGCTGGAATACTCGTTAAACTTACCCTGGAAGCTTTCTGTAAGTATTCAGCTGCGTAGCGTGGAATAATCGTTACGTAGTTATAGAGCGAAATTTTTAGAAAGGGAAATATCCTCCGACATTTTTTTCGTAAAAATCTAAAGTCTGTTATCGCTCACAGATGATTATGCAAGGCGTCGCTAATGCTTTAACACGACATCGTGCGCCTGTGTCAAAATAAAAAGAAAGAGAGGGCTTTTCTCCACAAAACAAAAAGACGTCCATGTGGAACGCCTTCATGATTAAAAATTGCTAAATATATTATATCATGAATGGAGAGTTAGATGGGCAACATTTCGACAACAAAAGCTAATAATTTTTTGGAAGAATTAAAAACTATTCCGTATCTCATAGAGACCCTTGAAAGAGACGCTAACCTAATGAGTCGATCGCTCGTTAAGTCTCCTCAGTGGTCTGATATGAAGGTATCCGGCGGGGTTAAACAATCACAGGAAGACAAAAACATCAAAATGCTTCACATGGTCAGTTATTATAGCGATCAGATTGAGCGTTTAAAAGACCGTCGACAAGAAATGGCTAATTTGATTGTGCAAAGCATGGGCATTTGTGAGAGTCACGTTTTACTAACGACTTATCTTGACTGTGATGGGGACTATGAGAGAGCCAGAGAACGTTTGAACATAGGTAATCGTAATAAATACTTTATGTTTGTCAGAAGAGGTAAGGAAAGTCTGGAATTGATACTAAAAAATACTAATTAGATACAAATTGATACTACATAATACTAATTACAGTGTTAATATTGTAGTATAGCAAAATAACAAGAAGAGATAACCATTTTACCAATTGACTATTTATTTAGTCGCCAACTTTAACTACGATCAAACTTGTTATTTGCTCCGCTGACCGAAGAACGGAGGCGGATGTGAGACGTATGGAGCAGGTTCGAATCCTGCCGTCTCTATCAGCGTCGGGGAGACGCGACCCCACACCCCTTTAAAGGCAGACACGTTCTGATGTGTGGGTTTTTATTAAGACTTAGCGATGCCTCTTAACAATGCGTACCAGTGCTAAGTCGATTGATTAACCGCAAGTAAAACAAGGGTCGCAACCTTGCTTGTGGTTAGTAGACCTAAGTTTTGTGGCGAAACAGCACCTCTAATAACATTTAGACAGATTAGCTACAAGGTAGCTCCTCTCTATTTGTTGAGTGCAGTGGCACGTTCAATCCGTGCAAGGTCTGTTGGGTTGATTGCAATAATCCTTTGTGGACGAACAACAAAAATGTGATGTAAGTCACGGCTAAGGTTTGGGCAGCGATAGAATAGATGCGCAACTATCGTTGGGTCACATCTTAGAGTTTGCATAGTTAATATTAACCGATGGGCACACCCTGCGTCAGTGGGTTGTTTATGGATAGCTTAGCAAAGGGGTTAATGCGACCAACTGTTTAGTTTGGTAGGCGTGAGTTCAAATCTCACACTAATCTTTCAGGAATATATCTACATGATTTGGAAAATGTAGCGGATTAGCTATTCGGGTGTGCCATATACTAGTTAGGGTTATAGCACCATGTGTCGGTTCGATTCCGACTGTTCCTGTTTGATAAATAGAAGTGTCCCAGAATGGGGTAGGCAATAGGCTTAGAATTCATTCGCTATTTATCTATGGTTAACCACTCAGTCATCACATTGTGGTGGCTTTTTATTATGTAAAAAAAGAACCACAACAGTGGCTCTTATGCTTGTAATTTAAGTTCAAGTGCTTCAGTAAGTACTTGAGAAAAGTTGAGGTTTTTATCTTCGGCTGCGTTGTTCAACCACTCAGGAATAGTCACGTTTTTTCGTACCTTCTTAGAGTGATATTTTTTCATGTAAGCGACCATATCAATGCCAATTAAAGCAATATCAGAATCACGATACTGTTCTTTTAAATCAGAAACGGAGCTAGCTTTTGGATAATAATTATAGTCTTCAAGCGCAAACCCTAAGACTTCGACAGCCATTTCATAAGCCTCTTGAAAGTCTTTACCTTGAGTAATTGCTTCAGGTACATCTGGAAATGTAACCATGATATAGTCTGTGTCTTGTGTAAATGTAGCTGGATAAATTAACATAATGATTCTCCTTTGATTACTGTGAGATAAGCACACCATCCGGCAAGCGGATTATTTTAAACCCGCCTGCTTTAGAATGGTATCTTCAAGACCTTTTCCGAGGTCTTTATTGTGCATTGGAACAATGGTTTGATGTCCGTTATTGTCTCGGAATTTTTTGTGACTTCCGTTTTGACTGACTTCGTAGAACCCATTCTTTTTTAGCAGTTTTATCATCTGCTTTGGGGTCATTGGCATATTGCTTACCTCACTTTCTATACTTATATTATACACATGAATAAGGTGGATGTCAATAGGTATGCGCAAAAAATACGTATTTTTTTATTGGAGGTTAGGGCATGAGGCCACAGAAGCTATCGATCGTGAATGGTAGACGAACGACAATAGACTTTGATAGTCGCAAGGAAGAGTATCGCGACTATAATCGTAATCGCTGGAAGTATGACAAGAAGACTAAACAATTTTATAACTCTAAGATTTGGAGAGAGACAAGTAAGCAAGTCTTGTTGCAAAACGATTATGTTTGTGCTATGTGTGGCGGAGAAGCTACTATGACTGACCACATTGTCTCAGTTAAGAAAGATTGGAACAAGAGATTAGATTGGAATAACTTGCAAGCAAGCTGTAAAGCGTGTAACGATAGTAAAGCGATACGAGAAAGATGTAAAAACAATTAATAGAAAAACGGGTGTAAAAATTAACAACACTATGTTAATGTTCGGAAACTACCCCCCTTAATTTTTAAACGGGGGTACATTGTTCGTAAAACAAAGAACGCGCCCTTTTCCGTGCAAAATATTCCCTTTTTGAATTTTTTGAACTGTCAATTTTCGTGTAAAGGAGGTAACTTTGGGAAGAAAATTAAAGGTGGTTGAAACAACAAAAAAACACCTCACAAAAGAAGAAAAAATAGCAAGAGAAACCGCGCAGAATAAGGCTTCTGACGGACTTGATAAATTACAAATAACGCCCCCTCGGCATCTCAATGAGGTGGCTAGAGCGGAATATCGTAGAATCATAAATGACCTCCAGACCCTACCCATAAGAAATCTCGATAGAGGCCTTCTAGAACTCTATTGTTCTTGGTATGCAATCTATAAAGAGACAACCAAGAAATTAGATGAAATTGGTTATTTTACAAACGACCCGGATAAAGGGTTGATTCCAAGTCCGCTCATTTTAACATTGGAAAAAGCCACAGCGAATATTAGAAGTAGCGCAAGTCAGCTTGGGTTGACTGTGGATAGTCGGATGAAAATGTTTATTCCTAAGGAAGAGGAAAAACCTAAGAGTATTTTTGATAAATTTGGAGGTTAAAAAGAAAGGAGGTCATGACAATAGAATACGATTATTCAGCAATCGGCGACATCTATAAAGATGACGCTTTTTATTATGCAAAAATGGTCGTTGACGAACAGATAAAATCAAGCAAAAAAGTTTTTAAGGCATGCTTGAGACATTTGAATGACCTCAAAAGAATAGATGATGAAGATTTTAAATTTGTCTATTTACCGAAAAAAGCAGCTGATCCAATTAACTTCATCGAGATTTTGCCAGATGTAAAAACGGGTAAACCTTACCCGCTAGCGATGTTTCAGAAGTTTATTATCGGGAATTTATATGGATGGCGAAAGAAAACAGATCATTCTTTGAGACGTTTTAGAAAAGCTATGATTTCGGTTGCTCGTAAAAATGGCAAAACAATTCTGATAGCTGGTATCTTGCTTTATGAATTTTTGTTTGGGCATAATCCATCTATGAGTAGACAATTGTTTTGTACAGCTAATGACCGTACACAGGCTAAAATTGCTTGGGACATGGCAAAGAAGCAACTCTCATCTTTAAGAGCAAAGGACGCTGATGTCAGAAAGGCTACGAAAATTGTCCGTGATGAACTTAAAAACTTACATGATGAATCTTATATCAGGGCCCTTAGTCGAGATACAGGGGCAGTCGATGGATTTGAACCGTATGTTGGCGTTTTGGATGAATTTGCAGCGTCGAAGACAAATGAAATGTTGGAGCTCTTAGAATCTGGCCAAGGTCAGCTCGATAACCCGTTTATCTTGATTATTTCAACAGCTGGTATGGATTTGAATGTCCCGATGCACACAATTGAGTACCCATACATTACCAAAATACTAGACGGAGAAATCACAGACGAGGGTTATTTTGGATATGTTGCAGAACAGGATAACGAAGAGGAAATCAAAGATGAATCAAACTGGATAAAATCAAATCCAATCCTCGAGGTTGAGGCTTTACATGATAAGCTAATGGATTACCTGAGAACGCGCCGTAGAGTGTCCCTTGAAACTGGTGAAATCAATAAAGTATTAATCAAAAATTTTAACATGTGGCGTCAATCAAGTGAGGAATCTTACATTGATAAACAGTCGTGGGAACTTGCGCAGATTGATAAACCTGACACACACAAACGTAGGGTTTGGCTAGGTGTTGACGTTGGGCGTGTAAGTGACTTGTTTGCCATTAGTCCTGTTGTTATGATGGATGATTATTGGTATGTTGATAGTTTTTCATTTGTAGCTACAAAGTATGGCTTAACTGCCAAAGAAAAGCGAGATGGTGTATCTTATAGCAATCTAGAACGTCAAGGATATTGCGAAATAACAACCCTTGAGAGCGGGGTTATAGATGATGAACGGGTTTTGGAAAAAATAGAGGAGTTAATCTATATAAACGAATGGGAAGTACATGGGATTTGCTTTGACCCATACCAATTCGGAACACTACTCACAATGATTGAAAAAAGACATCCGGAATGGCCTCTAATAGAAGTTTCGCAGACGACAATGGTGTTAAACATGCCGACAAAACAATTTCGTGACGACCTTAAAAAAGGCAAAATAAAGCATTCTGGCAATCCACTATTGACAATGGCTGCTAACAACGCTTATATTAAAACCGATAACAATGGCATGAGGATTGACAAGAACAAGAATAGTAATAAGATTGACCCGCTAGACGCTGTTCTCGATGGCTATGCTGTATGTTACCTAGAACCATTTGACGGTTCTGGCTACTGGACAAGCGAGAAAATTTTAGGAGGAGAGACGCTATTTTGATTGGGTTTATTTTAAAAAACATACATACATTAATCTTGCTGGTAGGTTTGGGACTGTTAATATACGGTCTTTTTTTATTTGGTGATAAGGTTGGTTTTATTGCCAGCGGAATTATATTAGTTATTTTAGCTATCTATGTAGATAGTGTAGGAGGTAAAAAATGAACAAACGTATTAAGAAAAAAACGCAAAATCAAACGCTATATCGCTTCACTCATTGTAGAAAACGAATTTTTTTTAAAAGAATTAAGCAAACAACACAAACGGATTGAACAGCTTGAAAAAATTGTAGAGCATAACGCACAAGCGACTAACAACGAACTTAGTCGTATCAAAAAACACTCAAAGAAAAAATGGAAAAAATAATGTCGCCTTACCTATAGAAAGGAGGTGAGAATCTATGAGTTTTTTTCAACCTTTGGGAACTTCAAAGGTATCGTATGACGATTATATAGCGTCAGTCTTAGCTGGTGACGTCTCACAGCAGTATCTAGGTGTATCAGCCTTAAAAAATAGCGATGTCTTGACAGCTACGTCTATTATAGCTGGTGATATAGCCCGTTTTCCACTTGTTAAAAAGGATATAAACGGGGATATTATCCACGATGAGGATATTAACTACCTGTTAAATGTAAAGTCCACAAACAACGCAAGTGCTAGGACATGGAAGTTTGCCATGGCTGTTAATGCAATTTTAACAGGCAATTCTTTTTCTCGCATCTTGCGAGACCCTAAAACTGGTCAAGCTTTACAATTTCAGTTTTATAGACCGTCTGAAACTACTGTTGAAGAAACAGAAAACCACGAAATCATCTATACATTTACGGATGCTTTGACTGCTAAAGAGATAAAATGTTTTGCACACGATGTTATTCACTGGAAATTCTTCAGTCATGACACAATACTTGGAAGGTCTCCACTATTATCGCTAGGTGATGAGATAGACTTACAAACGGGTGGTATCAACACCTTAATTAAATTCTTCAAAGATGGTTTTTCTAGTGGTATCTTAACGATGAAAGGTGCTCAATTAAGTGGAGAAGCGCGTCAAAGAGCAAGGCAAGACTTTGAGAAAATGCGTGAGGGATCTGTTGGAGGAAGTCCTTTAGTTTTTGATAGTACAATGGAATATACGCCACTTGAAATTGATACTAACGTATTGCAATTAATCACAAGTAATAACTTTAGTACGGCTCAAATAGCAAAAGCGTTGCGCGTGCCAAGTTATAAGTTGGGCGTAAACAGTCCTAATCAGTCTGTGGCGCAATTAATGGAAGATTACGTAACAAATGACTTGCCATTCTATTTTGATGCTATAACGAGCGAAATAGGACTAAAAACGCTTAGCGACGGAGACAGGCGACTATATCATATTGAATTCGATACACGAAGCGTCACAGGTCGTAATGTCGATGAAATTGTCAAATTGGTTAATAACCAAATTTTGACCCCTAACCAAGGATTGGTTGAACTTGGTAAGCAAAAATCAAAAGACCCTAACATGGATAGGTACCAGTCTAGCCTCAATTACGTGTTCTTGGATAAAAAAGAAGAATATCAAGATCAAGTTGGAGTCAAAGGGAAAGGGGGTGAGGTAAATGCCAAAGAAAATAAACCTTAAAGGTCCACTAATTGCTAATAATTCACAAGAAGTCTATGACTATTATGGCATGGAGGCTGTTAGTGCTAAAAGCATTATTGACAAATTGCCAGAAGATAATAGTGACATTATTTTGGAAGTTAATTCAAACGGTGGTCTCGTTACTGTTGGTAGCGAAATCTATACCGCTCTGCGAAGTTATAAAGGAAAAGTAACCGCAGAAATCACAGGAATGGCTGCGAGTGCTGCGTCTGTTGCGGTGATGGGGGCTGATAAAGTCGTTATGAGTCCAACAGCTCAAATGATGGTGCATAAAGCTTTGTTTAATTGGGTTTCTGGCAATAGTGATGATCTGGACAAAGCTTCTAGTGCTCTTAAATCAAGTGATAAAGCTATTGTTAATGCTTATGTTGCAAAAACAGGTAAATCAGAAGATGAAATCATGCAATTAATGCGTAATGAAACTTTTATGTCGGCGCAAGACGCTGTGGAGAACGGGTTCGCAGATGAAGTGATGTCGTTTGAAGCTGTAGCAAGTATTGACAATCAAATGTTACCACAAGCGGTTATTGATGACTATTACGCAAGCAGAAGCAAACGTAAGCAAGAGATTAATAACATGTTGCTAGAAATCGAAAAAGAAGAAATTTTACAAGGGCTATAAGCTCTTTTTTATTGGAGGAATTTATGTTCGAAGAAAAAATTAAAGAAATTAAAGCGGATATTACTGAATTAAACAAAGTGATCACTGCTAAAACCGCAGAAGTTAAAGCTGCTTTAGAATCAGATGACTTAGAAACGGCTCGTTCTGTTAAAGCAGAAGTTGAAGAAGCTAAAGCGAAATTAGTTGAATCAGAAAACGACTTGAAATTATATGAGTCTAGCGTTGAAGTTGGTGGAGCTGAAAATATTGGAGGAAAAGAAGTGACACAAGAGGAAAAAACATATCGCGAAAGTGTGAATGATTTCATTCGTTCGAAAGGTAAAATTGTAAACGATTCTTTACGTTTTGAAGGTAAAGATGAGGTGCTTATGCCTATTAATGAAACAACTCCTGTAGAACCCAAAAAAGACGGTGTTAAGAAAACAGATGTAACAAAAGTATCTAGCGAAGAAATCTTATATACACCAGCTCGTGAAGTTAAGACAGTTGTTGATTTGAAACCTTTTACTACTGTTTATCAAGCCAAGAAAGCATCAGGAAAATATCCGGTTTTACAACGCGCAACAACTAAAATGGTGACTGTGGCTGAATTGGAAAAAAATCCAGCTCTTGCTAAACCAGATTTTAAAGATGTGGCTTGGAATATTGATACATACCGTGGAGCAATCCCGTTGTCTCAAGAATCAATTGATGATGCAGACGTAGACTTGGTTGGTATTGTTTCTGAATCCATCTCTCAAATCAAAGTTAATACTACAAACGATGCGATTGCAAAAGTGTTGAAATCGTTCACTACTAAGACAGTAAAAAATCTTGATGAAATCAAAGCTTTGTTAAATGGTGGTTTTGATCCTGCTTATAATGTATCTCTCATTGTATCTCAAAGTTTCTATCAAACTCTTGATACTTTAAAAGATGGAAATGGGCGTTATTTGCTTCAAGATGACATTACTGCGGTATCAGGAAAAGTACTTCTTGGTAAACCAGTGTTTGTCCTTTCTGACGAAGTGTTAGGTCCTAATACAGCATTCATTGGCGACTTCAAACGTGGCGTATTGTTCGCTGACCGTAAAGACCTTGGTCTTCGTTGGGCAGATAACGAAATCTACGGTCAATACTTGCAAGCAGTTCTTCGCTTTGGCGTTTCAAAAGTTGATGACAAGGCTGGCTACTACGTGACATTTACACCAGAAAAACAATTACCCTTATAATGCCACTCAGGGAGTGGCGCAACCAGAAGTAAGCAGTGCTACAGTTGTTGGTAAACCAACTAAAGACAGTACTATTGAAGATATTAAAAAATATCTAACAAGCCAAAATATTGACTTTAGCGGTAAGACGCTAAAAGCGGACTTGCTAAAACTGGCTGGCGTTGAAGAGGTATAGTTATGACTGTATCTAAAGAGCTGCTAGATAGTGTGAAGCTCTATTGTAAGATAGATTTTGATTTTGAAGATGACATTATTGAGGAAATGATTGCATCAGCACAAGAACAAATATGTTTTGCAATAGAAGAAGGCTCTACTCCAGAAATGTTTAAAAACTACGCTAAGTTTTCCTTGGCGGTTAAAAAACAGGTAAAGGAAGAGTATGATCATCGTGGGTTATCGGCGGATACTAACCGTTATCCGCTTGCCAACGGTGTTTTGAACATTATCCATCAATTGAGATTGAGGGGTGATGGGTCGTGATTACACGGAAAATGAATGTTAGAATAGCCATTTTTAGCCAAACTGGTGGTCAGAATGAAGATGGTGAAGTTGTATCTGCTATCAGGAAAGACTTGTATACCTGCTGGGCAGAGGTGTCTAAAACTCAATTGAGAGATTTTAATTATCAATCAAAATATCAGAATGCTAGCAATCTTCCAACAAACAAAGATACAAAAATATTTTTAATCAGATACAATCCTAAGTTGTCTATTGATAATACGATGTTTATTGAGCATAACAAACGTATCTACAAAATAGATAAAATTGAATTTGATGAATCTGGTAAGGAAATGATAATGTTGAGCGGGGTTAGCATATCATGACAAAAGGACTTGATGGAATTTTGGCTAACATTACCAAGTTAGAAGTAAAATCACCAAAAATTGCTAAAGAAGCGGTAACACAGGTTGCTGAAGAATTTGAGAAAGTACTTACTAAGAATACTCCAATTGATTATTCTGTGCATGACACAAAGCTAAAATATGATACTGCAATTAGTGGATTCAAAGGTGCTAATGTAGGTATAACGTCAAAAGAAATTGGATATGGACAAAAAACAGGTTGGCGCGCTCATTATCCAAATGATGGGACGATTTACCAAAAAGGTCAAGACTTTAAAGAGAAAACCATCAACGAAATGACTCCTAAAGCAAAAGAAATTTATGCTAAAAAAATTAAGGAAGGACTAGGACTTTGATAGCTGAAACAACTGCTTACAAATTGTTAAAAAACGATAGGACGCTTAATGAGCTGTTGGATAAGCTTAGAGGTGGTCCTTTTAAAAACGGATTTGAACAGGGTATCTTTACATATGATATCCCTGACAATCCTGTTGATTTAAGAAAAGTAGAACTAGCGCCATTTATGCGTATAAATACAACGTATGATGGTCCGTCTTTATATGCAGATGATGACATGATCAGTAATGAACAGCGTATTGCAATCAATTTTTGGTGTAAAACTGCTTCTCAATCTGACCAAATTGCCAACTGTATAGATAAGATTTTAAAAAATGGCGGTTTTGAAAGATATACCGCAAACGAAAAACCAAGATACAAAGATAGCGATATTGATTTACTAATGAATGTAAGGAAATACCGCTATTTTGATTTTTATTAAGAAAAGAGGAATTAAATGGGAAAAGTAAAATTTGGACTACGTGACTTCCAGTATGCTGTGCTTGATGACAAAGATAAAGTGTCAGGTGAAGCGAAAACAGCTATTAAATCACTACCCGGAATGAAAGCAGCTAAACTTGACATTACAAATGAGCTTGTAACTGTCATGGCTGATGATGGACCATATGTTGTTTTATCTGGTGGTATCACAGAAACAAAATTGGAAATCGAAGTCCTTGACTTGACTTCCGAAGCGCGCAAGGATTTCTTCGGAATTAAAACTGACAAAGGTATTGAAAGATACAACAAATCGCTCACACCTAACAACGTCGCCTGCATGTTTAGAACAAGTGATGAAAGTGGGAAAGCAATTTGGGTTGGTTTGTTAAAAGGTAAATTTAACATTCCTGGCATGGATACTAAAACAAAAGAAGGTGCACCTAACCCAGAACCAGACAAAGTAACAGGGAACTTTGTTGCTCGTGGAACTGATGGTGATGTAGTTGTCATCGGTCGTGAAGATGCAAAAGAAGTATTTAAATTAGAAGAATTCAAAAAACTTGTATTTGAGGGAGCAACAGGATTAGATAGTTCATCAGCAAGTTCTGTTTCAGGGGTATCATCACCAGATAATCACAGCGCAATGTAGCACGCAAGGTTGGATTTTAAATCCAGCCTTTATTTTTTGATAAGGAGCAATAATGTACGAAATTACACTTAAAAAAGGCGGCGTAGATAAGACTTTTTCAAAAGATTTTGTCAATGTCGAAGATAATATGTTGGCGCTTGAGCATCAAGTTAGACAGAGCGCTCTCTTTAGTGATGATAAGCGTCATCTAGACTATAAAGAACATCGTAAATTAAACGAATCATATTTACAAATGTTTGTAGAAATGTACGGAAATCAATTTAATGTTGACGATTTGAAACAATCTGATTTGTCTGTTATGAACAAATTAACCGAACTTTTTGTCGATGCTTTAGGCGGAGAGAAAGAGGAAGACGAAAAAAAGGAACAATAACGCCTCAAGAAGCTAAAGACAACCTGCTCTTGTGGATTCAAAGTTTACTAAAAAATGGGTATACCATTTTAGATATTAAAAAAATGCGCTTATCAGACATAGAGTTGATGGTAAAAGCGCTAGAAACTGATTTTGCTGAAAAAGAAGAAGTGGTTGAAACAACTTTAGACAAAGCGTTCCCATTCCTTTTCGGCTAGAAAGGAGAATTAATGGGGAATATAGGTGATTTAGTAGCAACTGCTACACTAGACATATCACCTTTTATGTCTAACACAAGAAATTTAAAAACTTACATGAAGACCTTAGATAACTCTCTAAAGGCTGTTGAAAATAGTTTTAAGGGTCATGGTAGTAGAGTTAAAGGTTTAAAAGCTATCTACGCAGAAACTGGCGGTGCATTAAAAAGTTATCAAGAATTACTAAAAAAACAATCTCAAAAATATAATGAGTTAAAAGAAAATATTGGTGATGTCAATAAAGCAACTGCAAGTCAAAAACAAGCGCTTATCAATGCTAAATCGGCGATGATGGAAACAGCTGCTAAAGTTTCAGAGTTGCAAAATAGACTAAAAGCTTTAGGCGCTGAAACAAGTGTTTTTACTCGTTTCGGTAACGCTGCGGAGCAAGCTGGGAAAAAAATGAAGTCATTTGGCGATTCTGTATCTGGTGTTGGCGCTGCTTTTACAAAAGGAGTAACTGCACCAATTGTTGCTGGCGCTGGATATGCTCTTAAGGCTGCTATTGATTATGAAGACGCTTTTGCTGGTGTCAAAAAGACAGTAGACGAAGTAAAAGACTCAAATGGGAAAGTTGTCTACTCTTATGATATGTTGTCTAAAGGAATTAGACAAATGGCTAAAGAGATACCAGCTTCTACGACTGAAATATCTCACGTTGCCGAAGCGGCTGGACAATTAGGAATCAAGACAAAGGACGTCTTAGGGTTTACTCGTGTCATGATTGATATGGGGAAATCGACTAACTTATCATCGGAAGAGGCAGCAACTGCACTAGCTCGTTTTGCTAATATCACGCAGTTGGACCCATCAAAATACAGTAATCTAGGAAGTTCCATCGTTGAGTTAGGGAATAACTTTGCGACAACTGAAAAAGAAATTGTTGAAATGGGTCTTCGTTTAGCTGGTACTGGTAAAGTTGTAGGATTGACAGACCCTCAAATATTAGGTCTTGCAACAGCTATGAGTTCGGTTGGTATCGAGGCAGAGGCTGGTGGGTCTGCGTTTAGTCGTGTCATGCAAAAGATAAACACGCAAGTACTTTCTGGTGGAGAAGATTTATGGAAGTTTGCGAAAATAGCTGGCAAATCTGCTGATGAATTCGCTGCGTCATGGAAGAGAAATCCACAAGAAGCGATTATTGATTTTGTGAAAGGTCTTAAACGCTTTAAAGAAGAAGGAAAAGACGTAACTGCTCACTTGCAAGACATGGATATCAATTCTGTACGTGAAATTGATACATTACAACGTTTGGCAGGAGCTGGCGACTTGCTAGGTGATGCTTTCAAGTCTGCTAATAAAGGTTTTAGCGAAAACAAAGCTTTAATGAACGAAGCGAACAAACGTTATGAAACGACAGCATCGAAATTACAAATGCTAAAAAATCAAGTTAATGATGTCGCTATTGAATTTGGTGGACCTCTTATTGATGCACTGCGTGACGGTTTAGAAGCTGGTAAACCTATTATTAAAGGCGTTGCAGACTTAGCAAAAGCATTTAGTTCTCTGGATAAAGAGCAACAACAACAAATCATAAAATGGGGACTAATTGCAGCAGCAACTGGACCCGCATTGTCAATCTTTGGGAAAGGCGTTGGCGTAATTGGTGGAACGATTCAAGGACTAGGGAAATTAAGCAAAACGTTAGGCACACTCTCCGGAAGTCTGGGAGCTGCAAAAACTGGAGCTGCTGCTTTAGGAGTTGGAGCGGAAGGTGCAACTACTGCATTAACTGGAATGAGTGGAGCGGCAGCATTGCTAGGGAATCCCGTAACTTGGGGTGTTGTGCTAGGAGGAGCTGCTGCGCTTGCTGTCGGATACTTTGCTCAAAAAGCCTACGAAGCGCACCAACGTACGCAAGAGTGGGGGACTAAAGTTAGTCAAGTACAAGCCAATGAATTGCAATCCTTTAAAGACAAGGTTGATCAAACAAATCAATCCATGGAAGGCTTTAGAGGAGGAGCTGAACAGGTTAACTCCGTGAAGACAGCATTCCAAGGTTTAGTTGCTGAAATTGAAAAGCTAGAAAATAAAGATTTAAGCAAGAATGTCAAACTTGCAGAACAACTTGGTTTTAGTCAAGGTACGATAGAACAAATGAAAAAATCTAGTCGGCAAACTGTAGATAATGTTAAACAGATGTCTGATGAAGTTATCAATATCTATCAAAATGCTAGTAATGAACACAGAAGATTAACCGAAGAAGAAAAAGCTGTTGTATTAGCGAATCAAAACGAGCTTATCAATGTGCAACTGTCAAAATTGAACTACTCTGCTAAAGAGAAAAAAGCTATCGTAAAAGCAATGAATGGCGATTTAAATTCATTGAATAGCCAGCAATTAACCAAAGCTCTTGAAGTTACTGAAAAATGGATAAAAGCAGAAAATAAGTCATACAATAAACTTAGAAGTGGTCTTAAAAAGGCTTATGACTCTATAAAAGGTAATGACGAAGCGGCTGTCAAAGCTCGCGAAGAGATACACAAGAAGCAACAACAACTTGAAGCAGACCATTACTTAAAAATGGAAGCTTACGGCAAGCGCTACGCTGCAATTCAAAAGAAATTGCTAAAAGGCACTGCTAAATATTTAGACCCTCAATTGCAACAAGCGATGGTTAATGATGTTAAAAAGCAAATGAAGGAACTTGGTTTGTCTTACGAAGAGTTAATGACAAAGACAACCAAAGCGGCTTCAAAAGCGCAAGAAGTGAATACAATGTGGGCTAGAACCACTAAGAAATCTACAGAAGACCAAAAGCTTGCTAATTCGCAGTGGAACGGACTTGTCTGGAACCCTAAAACAGGTAAGTTAAAAACCAATGCTAAAGAGGAAGTAGCCAAGGCTCTTGAAGCGGAAGGAGGCTGGGATAGACTTAAGTTTATTGCTAAAAACGCAAACCTAGAAACAAACGCTCGGATAACCATGGCAGAAGTACTTGTAGAGACTGGCAAATGGGATACCCTTACTCCAGAAGAGAAAGAGTTAGTTGTTGATGGGCATCAAGGTATTCAAGCCATAGTAGAAAGCAAGCAACACTTAGAAATATGGAATAGTTTGCCAGAAGAAGTTAAGCGGATTTTAGGGGATAACAAAGACTTCCTGAATAAAAAAGGAGTTGCAACACGAACTCTTGAAAATTGGAATTCGTTGTCTCCAAAAAAGCAGAAGTTACTAGCAAAAGATATGACTAGTTCTGATGTTGAGAAAGCAAAAAAAGCAGTCAACAGTATTGTTCAAAAGAAACCAACGAGCATTAAAGCTAAAAATGATACAAAACCTGATGTCAATTCTGCGCAACGAGCAATTGATGGCGCTAAACAACGTCAACCTATCTCGATTAGAGCTAGGAATGATGCAGGAGGAGTCATAGAACAACTATTAGCTAGCATACCGAGAACGGTTACTATAGGAATCGCTGCTGCTGCAGCTAATGCCTTTAAGTTCGCAAATGGTACTGACTACCACCCTGGTGGACTTGCGATGGTCAACGACCAAAAAGGTTCTTTATATAAAGAGTTAGTAACATTACCAAACGGACAATCTTTTATCCCAGATGGACGTGACGTTATCTTGCCACTCCCTCGTGGTTCGAAAGTCATGAAAGCAAGTGCTACTCGTGATTACATGTATGACTTAGGAATACCAAAATATGCAAACGGTATTGGTTTTGACAACACTAAGATTGCTAATATCACGCAACGAATGAGCGAACTTCCTAAAAACACAGCGACTTCAACAACAGATGATAAGTTGTATTGGATGATTGAGGAAATGATTGCGGTTTTAAAATCTACTAAAGATAACAGCGTTATTGAGCAAGCTTTAGACATTGCAGAACAAGCAATAGAGCGTCCAGTAGAACTTTACTTACAGGACGGTCAGTGGGTAGCTAAAGTTGCGGACCGCATTACAAATTATCAAACGCAACGAAATAGTCGCAATAATCGAATGAAAGGAATGCTAAATTGAAATTTATTTATGACGGCGTAGACATGTCTAAATTTTTTAAGATATCTCGTGTTGAGCGGTCTATAGGAAATGAACGAACATTGTCGTTGAATGAGACGTTTCAACTTGGTACAGCTATTCGTGGCATAAAGACGGGCGCTAAAATTATCAAAGTACATATAGAGCCACTAGAAATAAATGGCGTTTTAACCGAGCAGTTAAAACATGAGCTAGCTGGCGTGTTAAATGTTGACAAGCCTAAAAAAATGACGTTCGGAGATGAACCAGATAAGTACTATCTCGGGCTTGCACAAGGTGAGATTTCGACAGAAAAAGTAGCAAGGTGGTATCAGAGGGCTGTTATCACTTTTTACATACCCGACGGTGTTGCACACTCTATCACTTATAAAAAGTTTTTGGACTATACGCAAGAAGGCAACAAGCTTATTTTTAATTTGCAAAATGATGGTAATACTAACGCTTATCCAATAATCAAAATTAAACATAACTCTGAAAATGGCTATATTGGTATTGCAAACGAAACAGGCGCTTTTGCACTTGGTTCGTCAGAGGAAGAAGACGGGACTATCGTACATCGTAACGAAGTCCTTTTTGATTACTCAAAAGCCATTGCGCAAGCTTTAGATGGTGAGCCAAATGTCGCAAAACTCAACTATATGCCACCAACATTTGACACAGAATTAAAGCGTATGCGTTTTGAAAATATTCTAGGTTCTGGCAAAGGTGGAGAATATGTAGCTATTGGCAATAGAGGAACTACACCGGGTTACACCGAACACGTGGGAACACGGACATTTATCATTAACACTGACTCAAACGGAGAATATACTCTCAACGAACATTTATGGTGGCAACAGATTTTTATTGCAACAGCGCAAGACCAAAAAGGATTTTTAAAACTTTGTGTAACTGGTGAAAATGATGAATTCCTCTATGGGATTGAAACTTACAAACGCAAAAACGGCTTTGAAACAGAGTATAACTTTTTTGCTCTTGATGATGACGGAGTTGGTTGGCGCTTTTATAAGCAGTTTAAATTTCAAGCTGACAGGAATTACCACAATCCATTTTCCATGAACAGAAGTAGAGCAGTCGAGATTTTCCGTGAAGAAGATAAGTTTAGAATTTATTTTAATGGTGCGCACCATCATGTCGAAGTACCATCACTAAAAGGCAAAACGTCTCGCAAGATACATCTTGCAATGGGGACGTGTAGTGATAGCTCTAAATATATCAATTACAACCTTTTCGAAAAGGTTAACTTTGAAAAAATGGGAGTGTCTCACTACAACAACATTGTTAACAAGTATCAATCAGGCGATGAAGTGGTTATCAATTTTGAAAATGACACAGTAAAAACAAAAGACTTAGATTCTATTCAAGACATGGTTTTAGGTTCACAGCCTATATCTATACCGCCCGGAAAAACAGAGTTCGTCATGCAGTTATCTAAGTTTTCTCAATCTGCGCCAAACGTTGAAATATTAATGGAAGAGAGGTGGTTATAATAACGCTAGTAATACATGATTCTAAGTTGCACCCTGTTTTGTTGCTAGACAACGAAAAGCAAGGGACACTTAATTATTTTGATGACGCATGGACTAGACAGTTAACCACAGGCTCATCTGTTTTTGAGTTTACTGTATATAAAAAAACGCTTGAAGGAGATAATCCACTCAATCATAAGTATCAAGTGCTTAATGACCAAGCGTTTGTATCGTTTGTACATAAAGATAAAGTACAGCTCTTTAATATCATGCAGATCGAAGAGACTGAAACGACTGTACGGTGTTATTGCGAAAACTTAAATCTAGAGTTACTCAATGAGTATTGCAATCCATATAAAGCCACTAAAGCGATGTCGTTTGAAGAGTATCTTGTAGCATTTGACATTTTAAACTGGGGAGCTTTGACAATTGGGACAAACGAAGTAAAGGACAAAAAACTTACTTTAGAATGGACTGGTCAAGACACTAAACTGGCTCGCTTGTTATCGATTGCTAATAATTTTGATGCGGAAATTGAGTTTGAGACGCAACTACACAATAACCACACATTTAAAGCTTTTATAGTAAACGTCTACAAAGAATATGAAGAAGGCAAGTCATACGGTGTTGGTCGTGACAGAAGTGACACTGTGCTTAGATACCAAAAAAATATCGCTGGTATTACTAAAAAGCTTGATAAGCGTCAGATTTACAACGCAATACGCCCTTACGGTAAAAAGACCGTAAAAGGTGAGCGTGTTGTCTCTAATCCTGTTACTCGTAAAGTCACTAAGGCAGTCGGTTCTAATCGGACTTATTTAGGTGGTGACATTAAATATTACGGTCACACAATCAAAAAAGCAAACGTACAAGCGATTATAAATTATGCTGTACAATACAACATTTTGCCAAGCGGCATCATTACACAGCTTTATTTAGAGAGCTATTGGGGAGACTCGACGGTTGGTAGGCGTGACAACAACTGGGCAGGTATGACAGGCGGAGCGCAAACACGACCAAGCGGTGTTAAGGTAACAACTGGTATGGCTCGTCCTGCAAGAGAGGGCGGGACTTATATGCACTACGCCAGTGTAGACGACTTTTTAAAAGACTACACTTATCTCTTAGCCAAACAAGGGATTTATAATGTCGTTGTCAAAAAGAATATAGCAGACTATACAAAAGGGCTTTTTAGAGCTGGTGGTGCTAAATACGACTACGCAGCAGCAGGATATCAAAGCTACACAAACTTGATGACTAATATCCGCAACGGTATTAATAAAGTAACTGGAAATATCCTAGATACTATTGATAAGCTATGGCAAACGCCAGTACAGCCTATAACAGCTGTAAACGTAGCTAGAAGAGCTACTAAGACAATACAAGCACTAAACGAAGCTACTAGACTTAAAGGTCGTAGAATCGGCTCAGGGCAATGTTACGCTTTATCAGGCTGGTACGCTAAGAAGTTAGATGGAGCTTGGATTGATAGTTCAATTGGTGGTATACGTGGCCGAATTGGCGGTGGCATGGCTGCTGCTTTAATCGGTACTGATTATAACTGGGGGGCGTATGGTTGGAAGCTAGAGAGGTCACCTAATGCTAGCAATCTGCAAGCGGGCGGTATCTATAATGTTAAAGCTAACTTTGGCGCTCCTTTTTACACAGGCCAATGGGGACACACAGGAATCATTAAGAGTGTGTCTAGCACTCGTGTCACGGTTTTAGAGCAAAACTTCGCTGGGCGTATGTATGTCGTTGAGAACTCATATGAGATTAACGCTTTTTCTAGAGGATTGCAAACAGTATGCTATCCTCGTGAGATTGCGCAAGGAATGTCTGTCAACGGTGCAACAACACAGCAAGTGAGTGGTGGGACACAGATATCATATGAGGAAGTTGTACAAGAAGCACAGACAGAATCATACGAAGAAGAACAAATCATCTATATTGACAACTCTATCTACAAAGAGTGGAAAGACGAAAACGGTAAAGTAGAGTACTATCTCAAAAATGGGTTTTTGTACGCACCACTTTCAAGGGATCGCTATCCATCGGTGTTGACTGGTAACGAGACACGAGATAACTGGATACGTAAAGATATGGAGGTTGAGACTGATAGTCAAGACGTCTTGATGTCAACAGCTCTAAAAGACTTAAAAGCACACGCATATCCAGCAATTACTTATGAAGTTGATGGCTATGTCGATTTAGAAATTGGCGACGTCGTACGCATTCAAGACGATGGTTATCAACCACCTTTGATTTTGAGTGCTCGTGTTGTCGAACAAGTTTTGTCTAAAGATAATCCAAACTCAAATAAAACTAAATTTAGTAACTTTGTTGAGAAAGAAAGTCAACTAGCGTCTGATTTAATCAGCGATATGTTGCGTCTATACGATGAGTCAATTCCATACGAAATCAAACTAGCGACTTCGAACGGTGTCGCTTTTAAAAATGGTACGGGTGAATCTGTCTTAACTCCTAGCTTGCAAAAAAATGGGAAAGACTATGAAGCTGTTTATTTTTATAAAAATGGTGACTCGCTAATTGATGTTGGGCCATCGCTAATCGTTAAGGCAAGCGACTTTAACCACGTTTTGAACGTGACAGTAGAGGCGTATTTAAATGAGGAGCTTGTGGCAAGCACACAAATATCATTTACAGACACAGAAGACGGTGGAGACGGAAAAGATGGTGCACCGGGACCACAAGGTCCGCCCGGTGTAAACGGATTGCAAGGTCCAAAAGGTGACCAAGGTATCCAAGGGCCAGCTGGTGCTGACGGAAAGGCAACGTACACACACATCGCTTACGCCCTTGACGAGAACGGCTCAACCGGCTTTAGTGTATCTGATAATGTTGGTAAAACATACATAGGTATGTATGTCGATGATAATGCCATAGACTCAAATGACCCTAAAAAATATAAATGGAATTTAATAAAAGGCGCTGATGGTGCTAGAGGTATCCAAGGTCCTGCTGGAGCAGACGGTAAGACACCTTACTGGCACGTTGCTTATGCAAACAGCGCAGATGGGACAGTTGATTTTAGTGTGTCTGATAGCGCAAACAAGCGCTACATTGGGCAATATACTGACTACGATGCAATAGACTCAAGTGACCCTAAAAAATATAAGTGGACTGACATGATTGGGACTGTTGTCGTTGGGACTAATAACCTAATTGATGGCACTAAGTCGTTTAGCGGAGAAGACTGGTTTACCTCAGCAACACTAGAAGATGAAAATATCTCTAATTATCCATTTACATTTAAAAAATGGATAAGCGGCCAAAAGGTATCACACGCAAAAGACATTATGGTTGAGCAAGGTGTGACATACACTTTTAGCGCTTATGTTAAACGTGAGCAAGCAGGAAATCTCTATTTTTACTTGTATGAGACGACAGATGGTTTTATTACTAGTGACACTCCACGAGAAACAATTATAAAAAATGTTGACTCGAATGTCAGACGTTTTGAAATCACCTTTACACCAACTAAGACAGGTAAGATTAGACCACGGTTTGCGATGGTGTCATCGGAACAAGGTAGTTTTAGCTCTGGTGGCTTTATGCTTGTTAGAGGTAACAAGACAGGAGACTGGCAAGAGTCAGAAGCTGACAAAGCTAGTAATTTAGACGCAAAAGCAGACGGAGCATTTACAGTTGAGCAACTAAATGCACTCGCAGAACGTGCTCGCATTGCAGAAGCTGAATTGCAATCTAAAGCGACACTAGACACAGTAAACGACTGGGTTAAAGCACTACAAGACGAAATCAAAGCACGAGAAGAAGGACAAAAGCTATCAGAACAAAAACTGATAGACGCTTCAAATCGTATGATAGCATTACAACAAAACATTGGAGAAATGCAGGTTCGCACCGATTTTGTCAATAAATTTATGAGTCAGTCAGAAGATGGGCTTGTTATTGGTCAAAAAGACGGGACGTCTAGCGTTCGAGTTGATAATGACCGCATTAGTTTTTACTCAAGTGGTAAAGAGGTCGCTTATATCGCTCAAAGTGTGCTAGTTATTGATAGTGGTATCTTTACGACTAAATTACAAATAGGGCGCTACCGTATTGAGCAATACGAGCTAAATCCAGATATAAACGTTGTCCGCTATGTTGGATAGAAAGGAGGTTAAATGACAACTTATTATAGTAACTCTGATAGGAGTTACCGCTTAACTTATATTGTTGACGAGGTCTCAACATCAATCGCAGATAATAGCAGTCAAGTCAGATTTAGACTTTATTTAACATCAGGGACTAACAGCTATATCCAGTACAATTTTAATGGTTACGCTTGGGTTGGTGGTAGATATGACTTTAGCGCCCCATCTGCGCTTGGTTTTAACAGTAATTATTTACTGATTGATAAAACTATCAAAGTACCACACGATGCTGACGGAAGTAAGACTGTTGTAGTTGCAGCTAAATTATCAGGTCCCGGAGGATACGCACCTGGAACGCTAACAATACCAGACCAAAAATTTACGCTGACTAAAATCCCACGCACAAGCACAGTTGCGGTAAGTAGTGGTTATTTTGGGGATACGCTAAATGTCAATATCAATAAAACAAATGACAGTTTTACATACGATGTCAGATATAACGTCAATGGGATAACTGGTACTGTTGCTAGTGATATATCAGGGTCAACGACTTTTAAAACAAACCTAGACTGGGCTAGTACAATTCCAAATGCTACTAGTACACCAGCTACAATTTATGTTGATACTAAGTCAAACGGTTCAGTCATTGGGACATCAACAGGTATTTTTTATCTAACTGTACCTGATAATGTCAAGCCAAAAATTTCAAGTCTCTCTTTATCAGACACAAATCAAAAAGCATCTACAATTGTAGGTGCTAATAATTTTGTTCAGATAATTTCAAATCCTATTGTCACATTTAATGGGGCTAGTGGTGCGTATGACTCTACAATCCAAAACTTTAATGCGGAGGTGGTTGGCAAAAACCAATCCACGCAGCAAAATGGTGGTCCGCTCGGGATATTTAACTTTAGTGGCAAAGCGACTATTAAAGCTACAGTTACAGATAGTAGGGGCAGGGTGTCAGACCCTGTGACAACAGAAATCAACGTTATACCATACTCCCCACCAGCTTTTAGCTTTACTGTCACACGTGCAGGCGCTAAAAATGACCAGTTAGTCGTCACTCGTAACGCTAAAATCTCCCCGCTGATTGTCGATGGCGTCCAAAAAAATAAAATGACGCTGACTTTTAAAACAGCGCCACTCAATACGACGAGTTTTACAATAGACACGTCAAACGCAAGCGGCACATATACCACAGTCGCAGAGTTAATTAACTCAACAGCTACGCTTAGTGGTTCGTATGGAGCTGACAAATCATTTGATGTCTACGGTTTGCTTAGTGATGTTTTTAGTGCAAGCGGAGGCGGTACACCCGTTAAACAAACGGTATCAACAGAATCTTTTCCGCTGTCATGGCATAAAAACAGCGCTGGAATTGGAACATTACCAAAAATTGATGACACAGGTTCTTTAAATGTCGCAGGAAATATTTATTCTGATGGTAAACCTATACAGCAAAAACAACTTGCTCTAAATAACGGCGGTTCTTTTAGGCATGATACGACGGATTTAAATACTCTGCAAGATACAGGCTTTTATTGTGTTTTTAAAGGAGATAATAGACCAAGTGGTGCTGGACCGGGCTATCTAACAGTTGTAAGACACGAGACAGCCAATTACGCTTACCAGCATTTTTATGACCGCACGAACAAAACCATTTTTACACGAGTGCTAGAAAACGGGGCATGGAGTGGTTGGAGTGAGTACGCTAAAAAAGATAGCTTACCGCAATCCGCACCAGCGGTAGAAGATACTGGTTGGCAATACATCGGCAACGGTTTTAATTACAGGAAAATTGGTAGCATGGTCACTATTAAATATGACTTTGCAACAAATGGAATAAACCAGTTTACGGTCGGTTCCATGCCAACGAATTTAATTCCAAACGAAATGATGTTTGCGGTTACTGCGTGGACTGTGCAATTAAATGTATTAAATGTACAAGTTAGTGCAGATGGTCGTATTTTATGGTTCAACCCATCAAAATGGGCGGTTAATGTTAAAGGGCAAATTAATTGGATAATTTAAAAGGAGGAATTATGCTTGAATTTTTGAATAGATACCCAGTTTTACTGGAAGATAAAAGTGTAAAAGAGACTAAAGCGATTTTAGCATTTACGTCTAGCACGATTAAAGCAAATTTTGAAGTGACGCTACCAGCAGAAGAAAATGATAAAAAATTTGCTGAAACTTTAAAAACGTGTGAAAAGCTTATCTTTGAGCAACTTTACAAAGACAAAGCAGAAGCAGAACAATTTGAAAAAATTAATGACGCAATTGCTAAGTCAAAAGCACAATCAGACAAGGCGGAAAACATGATTAAGTTGATGTCAGCAACTGTCAACGATTTAATTAAGACGATGGCTGACGGAGGAAAGTTAAATGATACAACGCTTAACAACGTTAGCGAAAATAGCAGTACGCATATTTAGCTACAAAAAAGGAGAAGAAATAATGATGATTAATTACTTTGCAATGCAAATTGAACTTGGGTGGATTACAATTGATGACGTTCCTGCGTTTTGCCGTGAGCGAGTACGCAAACTCATTGAAGTTTCAACGGTTGGTACAGAAGAAAAATGAGGCAATGAATGAACATTGACATATTACAAATTGGTGCTGCGAGCGGGGCTATTTTATCGGTAATTGGCTTGTGGGCGTTTGTTGTCAATCCGTTTAAAACTGCGATGCAAAAAAACGAAGATACAATGAGCGCCCTTAAAGACACGATAAAAGAGCTTGCTTACGAGCTAAAAGACTCACAGCGTGACCGAGAAAATATCCATAAAATCTTGGATATCCACGAGCAACGACTCGGAAAAGCAGAAGACGACATCATTGTCAACAAGGAACAAATAAAAACATTATTTAATAGGAGAAATAAATATGATTAATTTAAAATTACGACTACAAAACAAAGTAACTTTGATGGCTATTTTAGGAGCTATATTTTTGCTAGCACAGCAAGTAGGTATTAAACTACCATCAAATATTGCGGATATTGCCAACACAGCAGTAACGCTTTTGGTTTTGCTTGGAGTTGTGACAGACCCAACAACAAAAGGGCTATCAGATAGCGAACAAGCATTGAATTACCACGAGCCAAAAAAATAGGAGGGGACATGCGAGCAATCACTAAAATAGCAATGGTACTAGCGATAGCAATACTGTACATACCGCTTGCAGTGATTGCTTTTTTTATTTATCCGATTTATTTGATTTTTGAAAAGGAGGAGTAAATGGCAACGTATCAAGAATATAAAAACAGGTCAAATGGTAACGCTTATGACATTGATGGGTCGTTTGGTGCACAATGTTGGGACGGTTATGCTGATTACTGTAGATTTTTAGGCGTACCGTACGCAAACTGTACAAACACAGGATACGCAAGAGACATTTGGGAACAACGGCACGAAAATGGCATTTTAAACTACTTTGACGAGGTAGAGACCATGCAAGCGGGTGATGTTGCGATTTTTATGGTCGTTGATGGTGTAACACCGTACAGTCATGTTGCTATCTTTGATAGTGATGCTGGTGGTGGATATGGCTGGTTTTTGGGGCAAAATCAAGGCGGTGCTAATGGCGCATACAACCTTGTAAAAATTCCATACTCCGCAACGTATCCAACTGCATTTAGACCAAAAAGCTTTAAAAACGCTGTTACTGTAACCGGTAATACTGGTTTAAATAAAGGTGATTACTTTATCGATGTATCAGCTTATCAACAAGCAGATTTAACAACGACTTGTCAGCAGGCGGGCACTACAAAAACGATTATCAAGGTATCCGAGTCAATTGCTTGGCTGTCTGACAGACATCAACAACAAGCTAATACTAGTGACCCGATTGGTTATTATCACTTTGGACGATTTGGAGGAGATAGCAGCTTAGCGCAACGAGAAGCAGATTTATTTCTGTCCAATTTACCAAGCAAAAAAGTCTCTTACTTAGTCATTGACTACGAAGACTCTGCAAGTGCTGACAAACAAGCTAACACTAATGCAGTTATTGCGTTTATGGATAAAATTGCAAACGCTGGATATAAGCCTATTTATTACAGCTATAAACCATTTACGCTTAATAATATTGATTATCAGCAAATTATTGCTAAGTACCCAAACAGCATCTGGATAGCTGGTTATCCAGACTACGAAGTACGAACAGAGCCACTTTGGGAGTTCTTCCCTTCAATGGATGGTGTGCGCTGGTGGCAGTTTACAAGTGTAGGAGTAGCAGGTGGTTTAGATAAAAATATTGTATTATTAGCAGATGATAGTAGCAAAGTGGATATACCTAAGATTGACAAACCACAAGAACCACAAAGCCAGCTTACTTTTAATCAAAAGCTAGATACTAACACTAAATTAGACAACTCGAATGTACCTTACTACGAAGCGACTCTAAGCACAGATTATTACGTAGAATCTAAACCAAACGCAAGTAGCACCGATAAAGAGTTTATCAAAGCGGGTACTCGTGTGAGAGTGTACGAAAAAATAAACGGTTGGTCACGTATTAATGCACCGCAATCCGAACAATGGGTAGGAGATGCTTACTTAATTGATGCAACAGATATGTAAACCAACAGAGCGACATAAATGTCGGTCTGTTAATGGTGTAACTTACACCGCAACTAAAAAACCAATTTAAATTTAGGAGGTAAAGCTCCTTTAGATAAGACAAATGCCCTCGCTTTTGCGGGGGCTATTTTTGTGTCTTAAAGATTTCATGTTTGACGAATGTAGTATATTATGGGATAATAGTAATGAACATGAACGGTGAAAACCCTCCTTTCTATGTTCCGACTTGTTCATGTCGTAAAACTCCATGCTTTTTGGCAATGAGGGGGCGGAGGGACGCGCTCGTTAACATAAGTATCCCGTTGGCAATGCGTCCTACCAATACCCAGTTGGTAGGATTTTTAAATTTTTAGAAGGCAAATAATGAAGAGTAAACAATTAGTGTTAGGGCAGATTGATTTGAGTATGTGTCGGGATTTCAATCTGGCACAAGCCATGGATTATAATTCCAAGACTAAAAGACTATATAATAAAGGGCGAGGTTTTGCTATTGTGTTGGTAACTATTCAAAATCTAACTTTTGCAATCCCTTTGAGAAGCAATATTCCTAAAAAATATCAACTAAAATATAAATTAAGAGACTCTAAAAAATACGGATGTGTAGAGGGACTTGATATTGGCAAAGCTCTAGTAGTAGAAGATCCAAAATATATTCTAAACAGAACGTTCAAATTACGAGAGCAGGTTGACTATTTTAAGATTGTTGATAATGATATACTTATTGTTAACAAGTTGATAAAGGCTATCATAGATTATAATCAAGCTGTGGCTAATAGCGATCAAAATAAATTAACAGATCCTAAACGTTTCAAATTTTCTACTTTTCCAAATTATACTGATCGACTTAAAAGTATTACAGCCGCTGATTACCTCTATTGACATACTCGCATAACCATGAGATAATCACAGTAGCAGGAATCGCCTGACACTAGCGACTCTTGTTTTTTATTTGCTAAAGAAAGATATAGATGTTATGATTAATAAAAATAATAAGGAGGCACATTATGTCACAAGAAAAACTAAAAGCAAAAGTTGAACAAGCGTCAGGCAGTCTTAAAGAAGGTGCAGGGAAGCTAACCGGTGATAAAGAGTTAGAAGCAAAAGGATTTGTTGAAAAAACAATTGCTAAAGGCAAAGAACTAGCAGATGATGCTAAAGATGCTGTTGAAGAGGCAGTAGATGCTGTCAAAGAAAAACTGAAATAAATATTAACCGCTCTCTAATTGAGGGCGGTTTTTTGTGTGTCTAGAGTTTGCTTTCAATTAATTGTTTTAATTCTAATAAGTCTTCTTTTGTAGCATTTTTGTTAATAAAACTACGAGCAGTAGATCGTTTTGATAGATAGGTTCTATGTTCTCTATTGTTTTCTGCCCACTTTTTATTTGCTTTTTTTTGAGGTGTTAATTCTTTATCCATTTCAATCATCCTTGTTAATAAAGTAAAATACAACTAAACAAATTGCGAAAATAATCAAATATTTCATATTTGTCTTAGATATGATATACTATCAGTAGTGGCAAGGGGCTTGAGCCCCAAACTACTACTAGAACCTTATTTGAATCTCCGTGGCCGGTTTTTCTTTTTAGGTTCTTTTTTTATTGCTGTGATTATGCTTGCTATACCAACCAACAGAGTTCCGATTGAAGTAAGCAAATCAGCAATTTCTGATATCCTCATATCTTCCTCCTTTCTATATATTAATTATAATACATGTACTATATAAAGTCAATACTTTTTTTAAATATTTATCTTTTTGTCTATCAGAACAGAAAGATAAATATTTAAAATTGTCTATTTTTAGGATTTTTTATCGAATAGATAGATAGGAGGATAAAATATGTTATATATAGATGAGTTTAAAGAAGCGATTGATAGAGGATATATTATGGGAAGCACAGTTGCGATCGTACGAAAAAATGGAAAGATATTCGATTACGTTTTGCCACACGAAAAAGTTAGAGATGATGAAACTGTGACGATTGAGAGAGTAGAAGAAGTGTTGAGGGAATTGGAGTAGTTACCGCCCCAATTTTGCCCCAAATGTTTAGAAAAGAATAGAAATAAATAAGTTGTTTTTTTTAAATATTTCGGCAAAAACAGCATTTTTTTGTAATACTTATCTTTATTTGATGGTGTAAAATCCTCTTAAGATGGATAATAGATGCTCCATAAAGCTTTATGTTATAGGTTTTATATTAGTTTATCTCCAACCTTGCCTCACAAAGTGATTCTCCTCATTTCTGATAAGTAAAACTAAGGTTGACAAATAAGGGAGAATCAGTTTGAAATCTGTGTAAGTTAGTATCATAATTAGTTAATATGACTATTAAGGGGCTAAGTTAAGATACTAAGATTAAACTATTGTGTAATAAAATATTTCTAATAAGTAATTAAGGTATTAATAAAAAGGCGTTAATGCCTTTTTATTTTAAACCATGCTGTTGTTTGTTAGTGAGTTTATCATTTTCAAATGTAAGGTTAATTCCTGGATCACTATCTGACGACTGAATGCCACTAATCCATGCAGCCTGTAGTTCCTCTTTATCTGAAGAAACTGCTTGAGAAATATCATCAGGTTCTCCTAGAAGTTCTTTTACTTTATTGTATGACATGCCATTTTTTAAACTATTATAATCTTTTGTTGTGATGTTGGCATCACGAATAAACTTAAAATTACTAATTGAACGAACAATGCTACTATCGTTTAATAATTGTATAGTGATGGAGATATCATCGACATTCCAACGATAGCCTTTAAGAGTGACATTTCCCGCTGGTGTATCAAATTTTTCGTTTGGTTCGCCATCAAATAATTGTTTTAATTCAGCGAGACTAGTGCCTCCTTTAAAGTTATTTGCTTTAACCCCTAACTTTACTTTATTAAATTTCAAACGTAATTCTTCGTGGTCAGCTTTGATATTTTTATGTTGTGATACATTTGATTTTGAAGTAGAGGTTTGCTGAGTATTTGAAGAAGAGCATGCTGTTAAACCCAAAAATGAGAGACAGACAATCGTTCCAACAGTTATTTTTTTTAACGGTATCAT